CCCGTATCACCCTGAGCCAGTCCTTAACAGCTAAGATGTAATCATCAATAGCTGCATCACTTGCATAATTCCTATTAAGCAGCTTAACACAGAGGCGAGGTATGTCCAATGTTAATTTATCTGCTATGATATAACCTACAAAAGCTGGTGGTTGTTGTGGATCTATTTTAAGACAGGGCTCATCATGCAACATCTTAATCTTGTAGCCCTGAATGTTGACGTCATCTCCTTTTGAATATATCGCCGTGATTTTACCGGATACATTCTTAAGTACCAATACAAGAGCTACTAAGCTATTTTTGATGAGAGTGTCCGGTCTACCTGATTGCATCTTGTCATGGACTGTCGCTTTCAGCCGGATCGGAAACTCTGCATCTTGCAATACGTAGGAAAGAATCCAGTCGAAGTTTAGGATGCCCATTGTTTTATAAACGAAGCTGGGGACTCCAAAGGCCTTGTACACTTTCCACATAAAGAACTCAGTGCTCTTATCGTGCACCGTGTCGAATTCACGTATATCTATGCCAACGCACTCAGCATCTGGCCTATAATTCTGCTGAACGATAGTTGCTAATTCCCTGTCGGATAGGCCATTAACTAAGAACACATTATCTTGCAAGCTCCTTCTCAGATTTTTCTCAAATGCTCTGACATACGCTGCAGCTAACACATTCATATTTTTGCACTGTGCCGCAATACCTTGTCCCGCCTTGAAGTCGCCATTTTCATATCTTATCCAAGCTTCTATATTGAGGTCCGCCTTGTTCTGCTGTTTTAGAAAGCCTTCTATCGAGGTGTATAGGCGACTCTCGTCTTCATCAAGTATATTTAAGGGGAGGGCCCTGCCCCTCTGTACCATCTTACCTACAAACTCAGCAAAGCCCATGGAGATGTCCTCTTCACTTATTCTTTCGATTCTCTTAACTACCCTAGTCATGAAAGTGTCGAAGAGATCTCCAGCTATGGTTTCCGCGTGCACGTATTTGAGCCCTTTCCTGTAATTAGCCTTCACATAGCGCCGCAACATAGTGTGCAGACTCTGAGAGGCTGATGTTATCATGGTCGGGCGCCCGTAAAGAGGTACAGGTAACCTACACACGTGAACGCCTCGATCATTACTGAGGGCTTCGATATTGTTAAGTTCCAATTTGCCATCCACATTGAATTCGTTGGTGGTGACCCCATAGAAATACTCATGTTGGTTGAGTGTTGGGGCCACCTTGTTAAGGATGGTCTGAACATGGTCTATTGAATGTCCACGCTCAGCCGATACGTAACTGTCAAGCTCTGGTGAGAGGTTATCCAGTCTAGTTCTAACTTTAATCTCCGTCGGTATTTGTGCATCTATTAAAGTCTGCCCGGTAGTATTTTGCATTGCTGGTATTATTTCCGGTATATTAGCCAACCCACCTCGTTTACCCATCTTAGCCATGAAACTAAGCCCGCGCTCTGGTACTTGTGTTTCCGTAAACGAAGTGTTATTATAGTCATACTGGGCACCTCTATAATAAAAGGAATCCAGACCTGAGGGTTTACATGTATGTTTCGGGGTGGGTCTGTCCGAAAGTAGCCTGCTACCGTACTCTGAAGCACTATAAAGCAACTCCTTTGTATGTCTACTAACGGCCACGACAAACTGTCCAGGGCAGTCCTGGATCAGTGCCTTGGCATGGGGTTCAACCAATAGTTGTATTGTGTTAGCTCTTGTACCTTGTATCTTCGCCACGGTCTTAGCCCTCGAGTTATTACGTTCGTGTGCCGTTGTAAAACAGTTATACTCTCCAGTGAAAAGCCTCCAATCCTTGTTCTTATGGCTATTCAGGACTGTTGACACTGTTGAAATATCGTAGCCAAAATACTTATTCAGGAGGTAGGTACTATCTATAGGTAGAGTATACGATACACTCAATTGTGGTAAGCTCTTCCAAGGTATCATGTCGGCTACAGTCAAACCCCCATAGATCTTCTTCTCATCAACATTGGACATCTGTCTTGGGTCACCTATGGCGTATACAAATTTCGATTTCAGCAGATAAGCGATGAAGATTCCTGGCGAGAATGCATAAACTTCGTCCAACAGGACACAGTCGTATTCTCTGTCAAGACCTGCGACAAAGGTCCTGCTTTTATAGCCGTACTGCTGATACTCTTCAGTTAATCTTCTGTAAGGCGTGATCACGACGCAGTCTTTAGGTATGGCACCCATAGCAAACCTAGTTTTACCGGAACCTGGGCAGCCCACTACGCCGCTGAGTTTAAGAACTGTAGAAGGTTCGATTCCATCTAAATGCTTCAGAGCCTTTTCATTCACTGCATCGTATTCATTCTTCCCTTTAGTACGTAGTTCCTTCTTTAAATTCTTAAGTAATTGTTGCTGCTGGATTACATCTACATTCACGCACACTTCTCTGAAATCAATAGAGGGTATGTCTTTCCTGCTCCCTGGAATTATTTCATCTCCGTCTGTTGTGTAAGTTTTGTAGTGGATCATGTTCGAAAGCTCACAGCCTTGACAAAAGTTGATCCGTTTCCTGATGATATTCTTCCCGGCGGCCGTACTGTCTGCGATGAGTTCTTCATCAAATTGGCAGTCTGAACGTATAATAGAATCTGTTGGGACGTCTTCAGTTTTAATAACGTCATCAGTAGTGTTGCACCGAGTGGAGGCGTAGAGTGGTGCATCCATGTGCGACACACAGTGCGCCCCTCTGAAGTCCTCAACGGTACCTGGTGTTATCTCTTCCGGAGTTGCTTC